ACTGCCGCAGCTTGCGCCGCTGGCGCACAGTTATGCCGAAAACCCCGTCGAAGCTGACCTGAAACGGCTGTTTCTCGACCTGTTCCATACCCATCTGGCGGCGGACACGTTCGATGTGAACGTGTTGGGCGCGGCGCACCTGGGGTCATTCGATCTGGTGCGCCGCGCTGTCAATGCCGACGGCTTGGTGCTGATGCAGGGCGACCGCGAAGAAGCGGCCACGCGCTACCTGTACCGCGCGTGGAAGTCGGGCGACGGGCAGGGGCGCGGCCTGCATTTCCTGCGCACCTACCTGCAAATGCTGTTTCCGAACCTGTGTCAGGTAGACCAGCTTTGGCACGACAAGAACCTGCCGTATCCGACTGGTCTCGTTTCATCGCAACCGCGTTTTTCGTGGTGGCTGCATCAGATTGGCGAAGCGGGGCTGAAACTGGACGGCACTTGGGGTGTGGGGCGGCGCATCCAGAACGCCGACGAAAGCCGTGCCAATCGGGCAATCGATACCAGTTTGATGTACCTGACCAGCCGCATCGAAATCGTGCTCGATTTCAGCGTCAACGTGCGCTCGGTGGCCTCCTTGATGCACATCATCCGCTCGGTGATTCCGGCGCGGCTGCTGCCGGTCTTCCGGTTCTGGCTGCGTATCGTCCTGCACGTCCAGATTCTGGCCTCATCGCACCTCTTGATGCAAAAAGACGTGCGCATGCGCTACCCGTGGTGCGGGCGCGTCATCGGCGCATCGGATGATGTGCGCTGGACGCTGGGGCGCGACGGCGAAATGCTGCGTCTGCCGCAACCCTTCGGCGCGTTCCGTCTGGGCGAAGTGCGCGGCGGCAAATTGGTGTGGCGCTTGCGGGGTTGCCGCGTCGAATCCGAAGCGTTGCTGCAAAGCGCAACCAGCGCGTCGGTGTACCGGTTGCCCGCGCTGGGGCAACAAGGCCAGCAAACCCCGCGCAGCCTGGACGGCTCGTGGCGGTTGGGCGGACGCTCATTGCACATTGCCAGCGCTGCCCGTGTGCAAAAGCACATCGAGATTCCCGTCAAGGCCGCGCTGGAAACCACGTTTCACGAACACCACACCATCGCGTATCCAGCCGCACCCGCGCGGCTGGGTGCCAAGACAAAACTCGCGCACTGGCGGAGACTGGACGGTCGCTGGCGTGTGGGCGGGTTGATTCAGCGCCGTCCATTCGGATTCACGCTGCAACGCGACGTGCCGATTCTGGCCGAAAGCGCAGTCACAGTGCAGTCCATGTCCGAAGCCTGGGTCAATCCCGAGCGGCTGACATTGCCGATTGCCACCAAACTGGCAGCCCGCCCGCGCACACTGGACGGCGGCTGGTTTCTGGGTGCAGCAAACCGGCTGGGGCGCTTTCGCCTCGATGGCCGTCCGTTGCAGGTGAGAAAGCTGACGGTCTGCCCGCGCCTGGGGCATTTCAGCGTGATGACCGAAATACCGGGAGCCGTGTATGCCGCCGCAGCCAACGCTCGCCGCCTGCGATTGAATGGTGGCTGGTGCGTAGGTGGCCCGGCGGCACCGGAATTCACGTTCAAGGTGTTCAAGCCATCTTGACGCTTTCGGATTCGGAAAATCCCGCCGTATCTGGCAATCCCGCGCAACCAGAATGGCTGGCATCACAACGCTCACAGGAGATTCGGCATGGCCGAAGCCGTGGTAGCCAACATTTACCGCCAACGTCTGGCCGCCCGTCTGGCAGGCGGTGCGCCAGTCGCACCGATTGCCTTCATGGCCTTTGGCGACGGTGGCCACAACGCGGATTTGACGCCCAAAGCGCCGTCTGCTGCCGCGACCAAATTGAACCACGAAATTCTGCGCAAACCCCTAGCGGGCATCACGCAGGAAGACCTGTATTCGGTAACGGGAAAAGGGGCGATTGAGAAGAACGAGGTCATCGGCGCGGCGATTTCCGAGGCGGCGCTGATCGATGCCAACGGCCAACTTGTCGGCCTGAAAACCTTTGCGCCCAAGTTCAAAGAGAACGACGAGCGTTACGAAATCAGCATCAAGTTGCGCTTTTGACAGGAGTTACCCCAATGGCATTGCCACATCAAACCATCACGCCCATTCCCAACAACGAGCCGGATGCCATCCCGTCGTTGTGGAATACCCGTTACCAGGAAATCGACGACAACTTTGGCAGTCTCGATGGCCGCTTGAGCGTCAGCGAACAGGAATTGACCACGGCACGCGGCGGCAGCCCGAATCTGGGCGTACGTCTGGATGCGCTTGCATCAAGCGTGTCCGGCCAATCCGAAGAGGCCGACAACAACAAAGTCGCCGTGCTGCTGTATGCGCTGCAACAGGCCGCGCTGGCAAACTCCGGCGTGCTGGGTTTGAAAACCGTCGCCCAACAACAAGGCGAGATCGTCATTGCCAATCGCGGCCTGGTGCGCGGTTGCGAGGCCAGCAAGTCCGAGACCGCCACGCGCAACCTGAATTTCACAGACGGCGCGTGCTTTGCGCAAGGGCGCGTATTTTCCGTGAGCGGCACGCAGAATGCGGCCAGCGTCCCCAGCAACACGACGGGTACGCCCGTCACGGTGTACGCCTACCTGTTTCAGGACAGTAATAGCCTGTGGCGTCCAACGGTCACGCCGGTCGGCACCGATGTGCCGGAAAACGCCATCAGGCTGTACCAACTGACGATACCGGCGGGCAATACCGATGCCACCGACCCCAATTTGAACAACGTCACGCTGACCAGCGTACGTCGCTTTGAGCCGCAATTCCCGCTGCTGCTCGACAGCCCGCCCACACAGACCATCGCCATCAAGCGCGTCAATGCTTCGGACTACCAAGTCACGTTCGACGTGGTGGGCGCGCAAGGTGCACCGTGCGGCGCAGACGCGATCGTGGCCGTCAACCGCGCCAGCAACGGCTTTGCCGTGCAGTTGCACAGCGCTGCCGACAACGTGCGCGTGCGCTGGAAACTTTCGCGTTTGGGTAATTAACCCTGAATCACACAAATCCATCCTTACTTCCACAGGAGCAGCCCACCATGGCACGCATCATCCTTAAAGACCCCGGTCAGACGGTGGCAGATTTTTCGGTTAACGGTGCCGTCATCACCGTCGCGGGCATTGCCATCGACTGCGCCGAGCGCCAGCAAGATTCTGCCGTCACCGTCGAAATCCGCGAGCAATACGGCGAAATTTTCGAGGCTCGGGGCGACGCAGGTGGTGCCTACGTGGCGCACATCGATATTCCCGCCAAGGTCTACGAAGAAACGCTTACGGGCGGCGACGAAGACGAAGAGGGCGGCGCACTCATGGCGCAGCCACTGGACCCCAATGCCATCACCATTACGCTCTGGCCCTTTTCGGGCTGATCCCAAGAGCGATTACTGACCACCCATCGGAGAATCCCTCATGCCCAGCATTTATGTGAAAGACGACCTGCGCGCTTCTGTGGAAGCCGCCAGCGGCGGCAAGCAAACCGTGCTCTATACCGCCAGCGGCCAACCCAGCATCATGAACGTCATCCCGAAGTTCAATCTGGAAGACCTTGACGACAGTTTGGGAACCGGCGCGCACCCTGCCTTCATCGTCGGCGGCGTGGAAAAGAGCGAGCTTTTCATCGGTGCGTATCCCGGCATCCTCAAAAACGGCGAGTTGATTTCGTTGGCGGGCGTAGACCCCAGCGTCTTCGTGAATCACGACAATTTCGTCAACGCCGCCCGCAAGGCTGGCCCAGGCTTTCACGTCATGACGCACGCCGAATACTCGGCCATTGCCTTGTGGTGCTTGAAAAACGGTTTCCAGCCGCGCGGCAATACGAATTACGGGCGCTCGCACGAAGCCACGCATGAAACGGCGCGTCGTAACGACGGCGGTACGGCAGGCGACACCAACGGCGCAGCACGCACGCTAACCGGCTCCGGCCCGGCATCATGGCGGCATGACAATACGCCGAACGGCATTGCCGACCTGTGCGGCAACGTCTGGGAATGGTCGCCTGGCCTGCGGTTGTTTGACGGCGAAATCCAGATCATCGCCAACAACGACGCGGCGCTGCATAACACCGACATGGCACGCGATTCCAACGCCTGGCGGGCGATAAAGGCATCCGACGGAGCCTTGGTCGCGCCGGGTACAGCGGGTACGCTGAAATACGACGCATCAACGCCAACTGGCGGGAGCATCATTTTGTCAGACGTCATCGACAACCACCTGGGTGACGTCGGTGATGACGACAACGCTGGCGTTTCGATGGGGACGAACCTGAAACTCATCACGGCCAAGACCGGATTGAACGTGCCACCCATCGCCCGCTCCTTGGGTCTCTTCCCGGTTGCGAATGATGATTTGAAGAGCGACCGTATTTATATACGCAACTATGGCGAACGACTTGCGCGCCGTGGTCACGCCTGGAATAGCGGCGTGCATGCGGGTCTGTTCGCGGTGGATTTGAACGTCAGCCGCAGTACGCGCGGCGCGAGCTATGGTGCTCGCCCCGCTTTTGTCATCTGAAATTTGCAGCGTGGAATCTGACGCGGCGGGCGATAGCCCGTCGCACTCAACGACGGGGGAGAGATCAATGAGCAGAACATTGATTGAGCACGTAGTGATCACCCTCATCGCCCAGGTGGTAAGTGGGTTATTTCTGGGCGATTGGGCGTTTGGCGCTGCGCTGGCGTGTGGCTGGTGGCTTGGCCGTGAGCATGCGCAGGCCGAATACCGCTGGATTTCCTGGCGGGGCAAGGGCAAGCGGTCAAATATGCCTTGGTGGGGCGGATTTGATCCCGCCGTCTGGAACCGGGATAGCGTGCTGGATTGGGCTGCGCCGCTTGCCTGCGCCGTCCTGCTGTATGTTTTGACGCAGGCAGTCGGAGCATAAATTGTCGGGGTCTGCGCAGAAAAACGATTTGCTCATCCGCCAGAAATGCGAGGCCATGATCGCGTATGGGCATACCGCCATCAGGCAGTTCCCAAAAATGGAGCGCCACGTATTGGGAGCCGAGATTCGCATCACGATGTGGTCGCTGCTGCGGCTGATCGTCGTGTGCAACAAGCGTTACCACAAAAAAACAACCTTGCAGGAACTGGATGCCGAACTGGATTTGCTTCGTTCACAGGTAAGGATGGCAAAAACAATGGGCTACCTGGCTTTCAAAAAGTATGAAATCTGGGCCAGACTGAATGACGAAATCGGTCGCATGGTAGGCGGCTGGGTCAAAGCGATTGCCGGTGACGGCAATGGGGGTGTGCGTTGAAAACGCCTGGAATAGCGGCGTGCATGCGGGTCTGTTCGCGGTGAATTTGAACGTCAACCGCAGTACGCGCGGCACGAGCTATGGTGCTCGCCCCGCTTCTGGGGAACGTCAGAAACGGCAGGCTTACGGGCCTGACGGCAGTACATCTCCAAAAGGACGTGCATCCCTCGGCGACGGTAAAACGCCTGCGCCGGAAGATTAAACAGGCGGCCCGAAACAGTAGCTTGATGAGCGACCCTCCGCAGCCGCCACCCTTCGGGGTCTGATTCATGGCAAAGACGTACAACAACCTTTATCCCAAAATCTACGATTTTGAGGCACTGCACGCTGCCTACCTGCGCGCCCGACGCGGCAAACGCAGCAGGGCAGCCGTCCAAGATTTTGAACTCAACCTGGAAGGCAACCTGATTCAGCTTCAAAATGAACTGATCTGGCGAACCTACAAGACAGGCCAGTACCGCACGTTCGAGGTTTACGAACCGAAAGAGCGCACCGTGGCTGCCTTACCGTTTCGAGACCGTGTGGTGCAGCACGCCATCGTCGCCGCCATCGAACCCATCTGGGAGCGCCGCTTCATCCACGACAGCTATGCCTGCCGATCTGGCAAAGGCACGCATCAAGGGGCAGATCGCGCCCAGGCCATGCTGCGCCGCGTCAAACGCGAACATGGGCGCGTCTACGTCTTGAAAGCGGACATTGCCAAGTATTTTTACTCCATCGACCACGGCGTACTGAAATTGCTGCTGCGCCGTCGCATCCGTTGCAAAAATACCTTGGCGCTGCTTGACGGCATCATCGATTCGACCGCCACGCCAGGCGATCCGCATCCCGCTGGCATCCCCATCGGTAGCCTCGCATCACAGCTTTTCGCCAACCTCTACCTGCACGAACTCGACGAATTTGTGAAGCACGGATTGCGCGAAAAGCACTACGTGCGCTACATGGACGATTTTCTCGTTGTTCACCACGACAAAGCCCACCTGCGCTGTATACGCGCCCAGATCGAAGCGTTCCTGTGGCAGCGCCTGCGCCTAAAGACCAACGCCAAAACCCAGGTGTTCCCCGTCGGCCAGCGCTATGGTCGCGCACTGGATTTTCTGGGCTACCGGATATGGACAACGCACCGGCGCATCCGCAAAAGCTCAATCGCCAGAATTTCCAAAACGCTGCGGCGCTTGCGCAAGCAATACGGGGACGGCAAGGTCAGCCTGTCGAAGATCAGGGGATCTGTCATGTCGTGGATCGCGCACGCCAGCCATGCTGAATCTTATGGGCTACGACGCAAGCTGCTGGGGAGCTTGCCGTTTGTGCGCGGCTGACGACCGCAAGACCAGGAAAACCCGCAAAGTTCACGCCACAGGCGGATTCCATAATCCAGATAACCCATAGACCGTCTGGAACCGCCGCCATGAAAAACCTATTGTTCAGCTTTGAAGACCTGACATCCAAAGATAAGTCCGTCCGGCAGGCCGCGCGGTATTTCTCACGCGCAGGCGCAGCCGTCGTACAGCAGGAAGTGTTGACGACGGTTAAGCGCTCGGCGGGCATCTCGTACCGGGAAATGGCGCTGACCTTCGCCGACTCGCAGCAAGTAACGCTGCGCATCAAACAATCGGGCGATATTTTTCAGGTACTGCTCAACGGCAAGGTGCTGCCCATCAAAAATCAGGACGACCATGTGAAGGCCATCGCCGAAATCGTCCAGGCAATGGATGCCGGGCGCACGCGGTTCCAGAAAATCCTGGCGCTTGCCAAGGTACGACCGCCCACAGGCATCCGCACCGCCGCGCCCAAAATGGCGCAAGTGCTAACCGAAAAACGCGACGCACTCAAGGCGGCGATTGCGGATGTACGCGGGCAAATTTCGGCGTTGAAACAAGGTACGGCACCTGCTTCAGCTTGATGGCGGAAAACGCGCCGGTCTGACGCGCCTACGCCTTACACCACCTCATGCAGCCTGTGACAACGGCTGCACCGCCAGTCGTAGACCCATCGGACGCAACACCGCCGTCAATGTACTGACATGTGGATTACCCTTGGGCGAGAGTGTACGGTACAGGGTCTTACCGTTCAAATTCGCCTGTTTGGCGATTTCTCCCACACCACCAAAAGCTTTGCTCATTTGGCGCAACATGATCAACAATTCGCCCGGCTCGCCATCTTCCAGAATGTCATTGAGCAACTCCACCGCATAGCCAGGGTCTTTTCGAAAGGATTCGGCAATCAAATCATCAAAGGTGCGTTCACTCATCGTCATTCTCCTCTTTGGTGCGCCTGTCTTTCCAGTCTTTCCAGCAAACGGACGCCTTGGCAATATCTGCCTGTTGCGTGCGTTTGCTGCCAGCACACAGCAGCAAGACCACCGTCTTCCCGTCCAATGCGTAATACACGCGATGCCCCGGCCCCAAGTCAATGCGCAACTCCCACACGCCATCTTGGCACGGCTTGCAATCGCCAAAATTGCCAAGCTCCGCACGCTGCATGCGTCGGTCAACAGCCTTTTTCAGCTTGCGGTCGCGCAATGACCGATACCAGTCGGAAAAGGGTTCGTGGCCGTTGGCATCGGCATAGGGCTTCAGTTTGAACATGCGCAATTGTCGCCTACAGACTACCGCTTGTCAACGGAAAAATGCCGTGCTACAGTTCGCTTGTCTCGAAAGAGATGGGTCTCAAAAGCCCAAGGTATAGCGGAAAGACCGCGCCCGTCAGTATCGCGGATTTTTTGCGCCCGTATCATGAAGGTTATGGTCGGGGGTGCGACGGATACAACACCCGCAAGGGAAAGAAGTCCGCCTAGCTATACCTAGGTTTTGAGCGCCCGACCGCCTTGCAGCATTTCTCAAAATAGTGCGGCAAGGCATTTTGAAACCTCGTATAGGAGCGCAAAATGACACAATCCACCCAAGTTTTCAGTTTTGGTTCCAATTCTGTACGCATTGTTGCGCACGATGGAGAACCTTGGTTCGTCGCCAATGATGTTTGTGCGGCACTTGATTACGTGAATACCAGCAAGGCTGTAGCAGACCATCTGGACGAAGATGAGCGTTCGACTATAACGAATAGTGAGAGTCGAAACGGCGGAGGAAAACTGACCATCATCAACGAATCTGGCCTCTATGCGCTGGTCTTGCGTAGCCGCAAACCCCAAGCCCGCAAATTTGCCAAGTGGGTGACAGGCGAAGTGCTCCCCAGCATCCGTAAAACTGGAACCTATACGTCTACGGCACAGTCCGCCCCAGCAGGATTGCCCGCTCCCGCTCCTGTTCTGCCAGCCGACGTACAGACCGCACTGGATGCCAAGGCCTGGGAACTGTCCGCCCAGGCGCACCGCATTGTTCATCGCCGCTTGCGCGCCCTGGCCGAAAGTACCGCGTCCGGATACCCGCAACGCGCGATTGACCGCAAAGATGCGCTGGCACGCATTGCCGCTACAACGCTCGATGACGCCTTCGTGCCGCTGCAACCGGACTTGAAGAGCATGCAGTTGATGGCAAAAACCATTGCTGCGTCCGCCCAACGCTACGCCGATGCCGTCAACGCGGGCATCACGGTCTTGCGCCAGCGCGACGTATTGCTTGCGCCCGTATTGAACGCGGTAGAAGA